ATGGATAAGCAAAAAAGAACCTTCAAGCCAGTGTCAATTGATAGTGAAATAATAGAGCGCGTCAAAAAGTTTAAAGAAAAACAGGGTGAAAAAGATTTTTTCATTCAACGAGCACCTATTAGTCAATTAATTCAAGGGTTACTAATTAATGCCTTACATAACGAGGGATTCTAATGGAAAAATTACAACGGTTAGCAAGCACTATAGCCCAGATTTATGTTGATAATTTAAAAGCTGAAACAGGAGAAACATTAGTAACTTATAACGGTATCACAGGTAAAGTTACCCCTGAATTACTGGCCGCTGGGTTGTTTGATAATGCGGTATTTGCGGTTAAAGCGGATGGAGAAGAGATTGACGTTGAAGGTAAGGCGTATGATTTGCTATCCCCGTTAATTAACTTATCAACAAAGCCTTACTCCCTAACGGAACAGGCATATAAATTGATTAATTTTCTAAATGTGCAGGCACTAAAAGCAGGAAGCACTTTATCAACCTTATCAGTTGTACATTAATCACAGGGAGAAAATTATGTATCATGGCGAAGGTTACACAGTATATGTAGATGCCGATACGGCTGGCCTTCTTGAGGCTAACCGTGAAATCGAAAAAGCAAGAAGAAAAATAAATGATTTAGGCAATGAAGCAAACACCACAAGCAAATCATTTACTCAATTCAATAAATCAGCAATCGCGGTTTCCAGTGCGTTAAAAATGCCTGAAATAAACCGCTTATCGCGTCAAATGAGTGAATTGGCGGGGCAAATTGGCGCTGCTTCAATGGCAACAGATAAGGCAACGACTGTTAACGCGCGTTTTACAGGTGTGATTAGCAATGTGTCTGGGCTACTAGGGGCGGGATATGTTTCTAATATTGGTAGCGCTACTGTTTCGCTCTTGCAACATACTCAAGGGGCAATTAATGCCACACAAGCCGAGGTTTTACATACTCGCGCTATTCAAATGAAGGCTCAGGCATTGCAAGCTGCTGCCTCCCAAGAAGTGATTAACGCCAAAAATCTTAAAGCATCAACACAAGCAGAGCTAAAAGCAGCTCAGGCAGCGTTAGAACACGTTTATTCATTAGAAGGCTCTAATGATATCAAGCAGCGTAATTTAGAGTCACTGAGGGCACGACAGGCAGCAGTGCTCAAGGATGCTGAAATAACTTATCAAATGACTGCGAGTGAAGAAAATTTACAGCGAGTGACTAAAGCCAGTAATGCGCTACATGCTACGGAAACTAAAATAAAAACGCACTTAGCTACAACCGGAAAAGAAATTGCGCTTGTTGAGGCTAGAGTCGCTAAAGCAAAAGAAGCAGAAACACTAGCAACTCAAAAATTAAATGCGGCATTAGCATTAGAGCAAAAAGCGAAAGCCACATTAGCCACTACAACAGACGCGGTGACCGTAGCTAATGGTCGCGCAGCCCAAGCGGCTAGAAGTCAATCTATTGCTATGCAAGGATTGCGAGGTGTTGTGGGGTTATTAGGTGGCCCAACGGGTGTTTTTATGTTGGCTACTGCTGGCGTGTATGCGCTATATAACGCGATGAATGATGACACCGCAACGAAAGAGTTTAATGACAGAGTAGATCAGTGGATTGATAAAATTGACGAACTGTCAGCCAAACAGGCTCGCGCTGTGGCTAACCGCTTAGGCGAGAAAATAGCGGAAACAACCACAGAGTTAGATGGGCAAAAAGAAAGTCTTGAAGCTGTAAATAAGAAGTTGCGAGATCATAGAGAAGAGCTTGGTAGAATTAAACAAGCAGCTAATAAGCTTAAAGAGCAAGATGGGGAAATAGGTGCTACTTATACGCTAGATAGCTATGTTGACGCAATCAGGGAACTAACCAAGAAACAGCAGCAGTATGAGCTACTTATTTCCGAGGGTGAGCAGAATATTCGTCGCTGGACGGTATCACAAGGTAAAGCCGCTAATATTGCAAAAGAGAGAGCAAAACAAACAGACGAACTCAGCAGAGCGGAATTAATTTATCAACGCCAAGCTAAAGGGATAGTTGATGCTAACCAACAATTAGCTAGATCACTAGAGCTAGGCAGTGACGCAGCCGTTAAGAAAGAACAAGCCATCAAAGAGTTAGAAAAGGCTTTAATTGCTGATGGTTTTGTTAAAGACTCCGAGTTATTTAAACAAAAAATACAAGAGTTAACGGATGAACTTGATAAGAAGGCAAGTTTAAACCTTGCTAACTCTCTTGCTGAGATAGAGCAACGAACACAAGCCCTCACTATTGGCATGAAAGACGGTAAGCCTGCACTGGATGAATACAATGCCTCGTTATTGCTTATGCAAATGGGGATAAAAAAAGGTTCGGCTACCTACAATACCGAACTCCCGAAAGCGATAGAGGCAATACGCAATTTACGTGAAGCTCAAGAAGCCGCACTAAATAGCAAATCAAATGCTAACAAGTCGTTGAAAGCGATTAATAAGGCAAATGATGCCATTAAAAAACAACAGCAACAGACTGAGACGTTAAGAAAAGAATTTGAATTATTGAGTTCTGGCGCAGCTAACGTAAATAGAGAGATGGCTATTTTTAACGCTGTTCAAAGTCTGGGTGCTGATGCGACAGACAAGCAAAAGAAAGCTATTGCTAAAGAAGCCGCCGAAGTTTTTGACCTCAAACAAAAAGTCGATGACTTTATTAAGTCGCAAGAAATTACTCCAGAGTTAAAACTTGCAAGAGCATTTAGACAAGAATCTGAAGAGCTTAAACGCATGTTTGATAATGATTTCATTGATGAAGAAACGTTTAAGGCGTTAGGCAATAAAGCAATGAAGGCATTTGATGCTGGAATGGCTGAAATAAAAATAAACGCGGTTATTGACCCAATAACTGAAGCCAAAGGGCAATACGACCCGATACAAGCACTGGCTAACGAACACGCTAAGAAACTTGAGATGATCCGCCAATTCGAAACAGAAAAAGGCGCTATTACTCAGCGTGGCTTAGAGTTAATGAATGCCGCTAATACTCAATATGAGCAAGACCGGTTAAATGCTCAATGGGAGATATGGCGCAATCAAAGCCAAGCTAATCAATTCTTAGCTGATGGGTTGGACGCATTAGGACAACGCTCTACTAACGTACTCACAGGGCTATTAACTCAAACACAATCCCTTAACGATGCTTTCCGTAATGTCGCCTTAACCATCGTAGACCAAGCCGTTGGCGCTCTGGTTCAAATGGGTATGCAACAAGTTAAGAATATGATTATGGGTGAAAGTATGGCGACAGCCGCTCAAGCATCTGCATTGGCTCAGGCAGCGGCAGCACAAGCGGCTTGGGCACCAGCGGCGTTAAGCGCATCAATAGCCACATTAGGCGCAGCAGTAGCAACGGGAACATCATCATATACGGCGGCTATGGCGGCTAGTAAAACGATGGGACTGATTGCAGGCGCTCGTAAAAATGGTGGCCCCGTAAATGCTGGCTCTATGTATCGAGTGGGTGAAGGTGGTAAGCCTGAGATATTCAAAGCATCTAATGGTAGTCAGTACATGATACCGGGCGATAATGGTCGAGTTATTAGTAATCGACAAATGGGTAAAGGTGGTAACGATGTCAGCATGGGTGATATGAACTTTACATTCCAAGTTCAAGCACCTAATGGCATCACTCAAAAGGAAGCACAACAGATACAGCAAATGGTGAGAGGTACGGTTTATGACGTACTTGGTAACGAAATGCGTAGCGGTGGTGCTTTGGAAAAAGTAAGAAAGTGGTAATTAAAAGCGTGGATAAAAACCATAATAGGGCAGATTTCTGCCCTTTATAGTATTGAAGGGTACATAATGATAAAGATAAAAGTATCTAAAAGGAAAGGTCGCAATCAATCATTTCTACAATATTGCCAGCATGTAGATCAACGAGTATCACGGGCTATGCAACGGTTTCTTTTCGATGTTGGAGCACAATCCGCAATTTATACGCCTATCGATACATCAACATTGATTAATAGTCAGTTTAGGGATGTTACTGTTAATGGTACAAAAATAACGGGACGTATTGGTTACTCCGCCAGCTATGCCGTTTATGTGCATGATCCGAAAGTTAAGCAGAAATTTAAACGACCAACAGCTAAAAAAGAGTTCTTGAAAAAAGCGGTCGAGGAAACGCTACCTAATTTAACTAAGTATATTCATGAAGAATTGAAGAGTTAGCTTTCATACTTTCGTGAACAGTACGCGCGTAAGTGAAATGACTTTTCGGGCACGTTAAGAACACGATTTATACATCCCACAGGAAATAGTTTTCGGACATCGTAACGGGAGTTTTCGGACACGTTAGGAAGGCTGTAAATATAGGCTGATAGCGACAAATATAGACATTAAATCTTAACAAATCTTAACGTTTTTCTAATGCCTAGATCCTAAGTTTTCCTAAGGTTATTTCATGTGAAGCCTTAAGGTTTCTTAAAGGTAAATGCTAACATTTGATAACGTTTCAGATGATAAGGATTGATAAGGTAAATTGCGCACAGAAAATTGCGCACTGCGCAGGGTAAGAACTTACTCAAAGCCAGTCATAGTAATGGTTAATGTAATCCATGCACAAATTTATATGTATAGAAATGTTAAGGTAAATTGCGCATTCAATGCTAAGATTTGCTAAGTTTTTTCACAATGAATGCTCAGTGATATGAAGGTAGTTAGCTAATCAGCTTGTCAGTAATATCTTTATGACGCTTCCACGCTGAATAGATATCTTTATCCCACGCTTTACCTGCCTTAGTTTGATAGCCTGCCTCATTAATTCGTTCAGCAATAATGCGCCCATTGGTTACACCCTCAGACAGCACAGAATTAACCACAGAAACAACAGCAGACTCATTATAGGTATACGGTGGGATATCTGCTTTACCAGCAATTAAAGATGCGACAGACGATTCTAGGCGTTCCACCAGCGACAGTATGCGAGCGTCAGGATTACTGTCTGGGCGGTTTAGCTTCTCCTTGATAGCAGAGACTATCCATGCTGTTTTATCGCTACCAGAGTTCAATACAGCATCATTAAACAGGGTTTGTAGTTCAGCAGGGAGACGAAAGGCAATAAGATTAGATTTACTCATGATAATAGTCCGTTATTAACTCAGTGAGCGCTTATTATATCAGTGTATAACACTGTTATACAGATTAGAAAATGTATCATTGCTAGTGGATTTGGCGGGTAATTCTATAACTTAAAGTTAAGGTAACTTACTGTAAAACAAGCAAAGCGTATTCTTGCGCCTTGTAACTGATTGAATACATAGCAAAGCTCAAAAATGAGTGCTGTACTGTGGTGATTATCGCCATAGTCGGAAAGGGTAACAGTTGAAATGCTACCCTTGGTATCAAAACCACAAATTAGTGATTTTAGCTAAAGTAGCTAAATATTAGCCAATACAGCTAACCACATAAACATAGTGGCACTATGATGATCCGTTGGCTTTCAAACGTGAGGTATCCACTAAGGTATCCACCGAAAAGGCTATATTTTACTGGATACTTTACCCACTAAATGTTGACAATTGTTAACATCAGAACCTGACAAAACCTGACATCGTTTACTTATTTTAGGTATGCAATAAATACGTATTTAATTCTCGCAATCCACTATAATTAAATAAAATCATGGTATTACATAAAGGTATGCAGAATAGTGCGCATTGAAATGATATTATTCGCATCGGTAACTATTTGATTATCCCGAGGCCGTCACTTTGGGGCGTACTGAAATAGCGTATTTCAATCTGCTAACGTGGTTGCCATTTTGATGGTTGCCACTTTGGTTGCCAGCAAAACGGCATATTTTACGCTAGTGGATTGATAACCTTTGATTGTTCCAATTCAGCACAATCAAGGTATGGCGGAAATAACCACTCCTTTGAGGTATAGCCATGTTACAACGAGAAGCAATAGAAGCCGTTATGATGGAGTTAGCCCACCAGCAAGGGCATTCACTCAATGGGCGTGATCGGTTAGCGATTAGAACAGGTGTAGCACAGACAATACAGGCTAAAGAACGTCACAGACGAAGAATGACAGCACCTACCTACCAATGGACGAAGCCAGCACCAAAAAGATAATAGGTCGCCTTGAAATTAAGGGGACGTGAGGCTCTGAAATCGGAGGCTCGTCACTGGCTGGCAATATTCTAATAATGGTTACGAGGTAAAAGTAACCACAATGCAAATAAGCACTCTGAATAAATATCAATAAGTTACTGCCTATTGCCATTGGTCACTGAAACGATGACCAATGAGCGTTAATCTGGTTTTGTGACAGAATTAAGCATAATCAACAGGTTATATCTACATACGGGATAATCCCGTATCATCATGGATAAATTGACGTTTAGAGCACCCCTATAAGTTGGAATTATTATCCGATCTTCCAGAGTCCCATTAGCATTTTATTTTAACTAATGGCTTATATTGTGATGGTATCAAGATGAATAAACCAAAAATGAGAAAAGCAAAGTTAATCAAGATCACCACATCAGGAACGGTAATAAAAGCCCCTGAACGAGTCAAAACAGCCACAGGTAAAGTTATGGCCACAATGACTATTCAGGCTGAAAGTGGCAAGCGTAGTCCGTACCCATTAAAGATAGTGGCATTCGATATTAACGCGCTGGAGCTAATGACCTGCCAGAAAGGAAATAAAGTCACGGCCACAGGTCGCTATGAATGGTTTAATGGTTATCAGCTAACAGGGGCGCAGATAGTTGCTGGTTAG